CTATGGGTGAAATTACAAAAAGAGAATGTGTTTTGATTAAAAGAAATAATAATTAACAAAAAACAAGAGGTAAATATGTTTGAAAGAAACTATAATGTATTTGTTTTAAAGTATTATTGTATGAGTTATAATATTGAACTTCATAATACAATAATAAATAATTTAAAAAAACTAATTGGTAAGGATAGTATAATTTAGAGGAGGTAAAGGTATGAGAGATTTAAGAGAAATAGAAAGAGAATTAGATAAATACAAAAGTGAATTGAAAGGAATAACTAGGACAGTTCAAAAGGATACACCATTTAGACTTCATGAATTGGATGGTCATTCAGAAAGTTATTCATATGAAGAATATTTAGATCCAGAAAGGGCTAAATTTTTACAACAAAGAATAAATGATTTAAAATCACAAATTAGCACATATGCACGTGATGCAGAAGCAGAGAGAAGATCAATAGAAAGAAAAGAAACAGAAGACAAAGCATGGAGAGAGGAAAAAATATCTACTACTGCCAAAGGAATTTATGATGAGCAAGTGAATGCATATATGCAAATGAATTTATGGGGAAAAGCAAAAGCATTATTTTCTGGTAAAAAACCAAAGAAGATGAATGAGCAACAAATTGTAGAAACCTATGGACAACAGGCAGTACAACAAATTACAGCACCAGGAGCTGAAGAAATACTTAGACAGAAAACTGAACAATTAGAATCAGTAAAAAAGACATATGCAAACGATCCAAAAATGCTAGAATACGCTATTAAACAAACAGAATCATATTTCAATGCTCAATTAGAACAACTGCAAAAAACATATGACAGTGCTTTATCCGATGTTATGAGCGGAGGTAAAACTAGATGAAAATAGGATTTAGTGAAGTATTTGATTCTTTTAAAAAAATGGATGAAAATGATAAAAAACAAGCGATAATAGAATTTCTAAAAAATAATATAGTTGCTTTAAAAGAATTAAATAATGGAATTGGTAATACAATGAACACCAAAGATATTAATGATATAACTAACGTTGCATTTGAGGATAAACTAGATGTTATTTATGAACTAATACATCTTATGACAGAGCAAGTTGAACTGTTTTCAGAAAAAATATCATCAGATTTTTTTGAATAGCAATATATAGTAAAATCCAATGCTAGAATTTTGCATTGGATTTTATTGTATCTTTTTCAATTGTTATACTAATATCTCTATTAAAATTATCAATATTATTCTGAATATCCATAGACCTTTTGTATATACCATCACAATATCTTCTGTTATTATATAATTCCTTTATCTGAGGTTGCAACCCCTCAATTTCACTATATATCTTAACTTTATCATCTTCTGTTTTAGTTCTTTTATATTTTCTCCAAAGATTAGCTCTTTTACTGACTAATTCTGCTAATTTAATAGAATTTTGTTCTTTAAAGGATAATAAATTTTCCAATGTTTCAATGTTATTAGTTACCATAAATTCAGTTTCTCTAGATATTTCATCCAATTTCTTTATATCTTTTCTGATTGATGCAGGTAAATTTTGTTTAGGATATTCCTCAGGAAATACTTTTAATAGATAACAATAGTATAAATATAGTCCATATATACCTTTATGCTTACTTTTAGATTTCAACAGGTATTGTTGATAGATTGTTTTTTGTGACATTGGTTTATAGTATTTATACATGGATTTACTAATTCTTTCGTTAATCTTATCTAATGAATAATTACTACCAAATAGTTTTTCTATTCTAATCTTTTCTTCGTTTTCCTTATAGATGGTTAATTTATCATGCTTAATATAGTACAGATATCCTAATTGCTTTAGTTTAGCAAGAAATTGTTTGGAAGATATAGATTCACTAATTATAGTGTCTATATCTTCTTTTGCTATTTTGTAATAGTCATTATCTTTCCATTTATTCTTATAACTGTTTTTATATTTAGTATCTTCTTTCAAAGTAGATAATCCATATTCCTGACATAATGCATCTGATATATGTCTTAGTCTAGCATAAGTAGCTTTATCGTTATTATACTTTTTACCTGTTTTATAAGATACTGAATTAATAATAAAGTGATTGTGAATATGATTAGTATTTTGATGTGTAGCCACGACCACTTCATAATCATCCCACATTTCTTCGGCTAGTTTAACACCAATTTCATGTGCTATATCTGGAGTAACTTCTCCTTCTTTAAAAGATTGATAAGCATGAAAGGCAATTACACCATCAATTTTATCATATTGTTTTTTAGTAAACATCATATCTTGATATGCATAATCAGCTATACAGTTAACTCCTGATACAAAGTGTGATAGTTCATTTTTAAAATTGTAATCTTTATTACTGGTTAGTTCTAATTCTCTATAATAGTTATTTCCATAATCACTATTAATAGTTTTCTCCGGATTCATAATATAATCTAGAGAAACTTTTAAATTATTCTTAATACTCCATGTAGATGTCGTAGCCACTCTTTTCACTTCCTTTCTTTTTATTGGATTTTGTATGGTGGGAGTACAAATCCGTTGCTTGCTTATAGACAAAAATCATCATTTATAACTTCCTTTAAGACTATTTCTTCCGCTATATTTTTATAGTCATTCATAAGTCCTACCCATCTTAATTGGTCTTCTTCTTTTATCTTTTCGTTGATATTTTCTTTTTCAGCCAGTATTCTAGTTAAATGATTAATTTTGTTACTTATATACTTGTCCATATCGATTAGATAGTCAGTTAATTTATCTTTAATCAGTAGTTCTTGATATAATCCCTTTTTATTAGTTTTAAGAGAGTTTAATAGTATTAAGCCGTATTTACCAATATTATAGTCCTTTCGTTCATTAACAGTTAAATTGGGTAGTTTATAATCACCAATATTTAAATATTCTATTTGCATATTTTATCATTTCCTTTCTTCTTTAAATTATCTTTATTATTACTCACTGAAAAAGAATTGTTTGTGAGTTGTAATTTTATATACTTTCTAAAAGTCTTTAGTATAACCTCATTTATATTGGGTCCATTCTCATCATATACGCATATAACTAATTCTTCTTTTTTCTTCTTCATATTTATTAATTCCTTTCTTATACTTCTTCTTTAGGTATTAATAGTACATGGTCTTTTAAAACATTATTTTCTATATAAGGACCACTTATAATACCATCTTGATAAAAGTGTTTACTTATTAAACTTAAATATTCTTCTTGTTTATCTTTTGTATAGTAATTATTAGTAATCATATCTAGATATACTACTATATAATTATTAGATAATTTTTCTAGTTCTTCTTTATTAATGCTTTCTCTATACTTAACACCTATATTATTATCTTGTAATATATCATTTAAGTATTCTAAATATTCATTAGTACTTTTAGATATAAATTCATCAGTAAATCTTATATTAGAAATATCAATACTATAATCTTTATTTCTTATTATTTCTAAACTAGCAATTATTTTATTAAGTATTTCTTTCTTAGTCTTTCTATTTAAACTATTCCAAATAAATGCAAAACCAAGTTTATGATTGAATATTACAGTATCGTTTTCTACCTTACAGTCTAGTTTCCTAAGTAGTTCAATAGTGTATTCTTTATATATATCATCAGGATCTAGTAATTCCTTTTTATTAATTAGTTTCTGTATCTCTTTCTTAATCATTTCATTCTTATTATTTATCATATCAACAGTTAGTGTTGATGAAATATATAAATCCACTAGTTTCTGTTCTTGTACCTTTAACTTTTCAATAGCTTTATCTATATCTTTAATTTCTTTAGATTTATTAGAGTTAGAAGTTATTATATCCATAGTATTTTCATACATATATCTAGTTAGTTCATTAAGTATTCTTCCTAGTTTATTTTCTATTTTGTCACAACTATAATGAAGACCTTTAGATTTACAATTAGGATTCTTACAAGTAAGATAATAGTAGTCTCTTTTATTGCTTTGCCTATCATACTTATAAGATATATTAGATGATAGTATATTTTTACATTCAGGACACTTTACTAATGAAGTAAATATATGAATATGCTCTCCATAATTTGGATGTTTGTTTTTATCTAAATTAATTCTAGTAATCTTCCAAGTATCTTCATCAATAATAGGTTCGCAGTAGTTATCAACCTTTAATATATCTTGCTCTTTTCTTCTATATTTACCATAGGCAAATATACCAATATAGATAGTGTTAGTAAGAATTTTATATATCCTATCTGATTTCCATTTACCTTGTTTTAAATAAGCATTATTTTCTTTCATAATACTAGCAACATTCCTCATAGAATGCCCTTTACTATATAAATCAAATATCTCTTTAACTACTTGTGCTTCAATAGGTTCTACTTCTAAATGACCTGTTTCTTTATTTCTAATGTATCCATAAGGTGCTTTAGCAGGATGTATCTTTTCTAGTGCCATTTCTTCCATTGCTCTTTTAGTTCTAGCACCAATTTCTTTTCTTTCTCTTTGTCCAAATACCAAGTTCATTCCAAATATCATTTCACCATTCGCAGTAGATACATCATAAGGTTCTAGTATTAGTTCAATCTTAACATCATGTTCCTCACAATAATTAAGTAGCCAAAACCCATCATAGTTATTTCTTGTAAGTCTATCTACTTTGATAGCCACAAGTTTATCAAGTTTCTTTGTTTTGATATCTTTTAGTAATCTCTGCATTTCAGGTCTCATTAAATCTTTACCAGAATGACCTGCATCGTTATAAACATCAACAATAGAATAATTATTCTTTTCACAATACTCCTTAATCATTCTAAGTTGTGAATCAATAGAATATCCATTGTCCCTCTGATCGTCAGTACTTACTCTGACATAAATTCCACATCTCAATAAAATCATCTCCTTCTTTTTAAATACTTAACTTGTGTGGTAAAAGTTATAGTATGAGAGGTTATAATATTAATACCTTTCAATATATACTCACTTAAAAGCCAAAATTTAGGGGGGGTAAAATATAAAATTTCTTTATTTTATAGAGTGAGTTAAACATTTATAAAATATATTCCCTCACTTAATTGGCACTTCATAAGTAAAATAACAGACCAAAAATTTAATTTTGTTTAGAAAAGTTAAAATATATCTCTCACTTAATTGGCACTTCACAAGAAAAAAGTGTAGTCTAAATTGAATATTTTATTAAAAAGTATAATTTGATAAAAATTGTCATCTCATATAATTCCCCACTTAGAAGCCAAAAGGTAACCCATAAATTCAAAATTTCTTCAAAAAAGTAGCAAATTTTACACTTTTTAGACTAAAAATATGTAAAGTATAATATTATCTTCTCATATATTTCCCCAGTTAAAAGTGAAAATAGGGGGTATAATTTTTATTCTTCAATATATACTCACTTTATAAAGTTTTTTACGAAGTATAAATATTTAATCTCTCATATATATTTGCAAAACTAAGCGAAAAGTTGTTAATAAAATCAAATCTTTCATATATATTTACAAAAGTTAATAAAAAGTAAAGTCTAGATTTTTAATTTTGATAAAATTTGTTTAATTTCCTTTAGATTATACTTCTCATTATGTTCTTTGATATAAAAAGGTTTATTACTAATTTCATTAACTTTATATTCAAGTATAGTAAGAGTAGTAGGATATGTAATTAGATATTCAGTAGGTTCAATAAATTGAAGATTAGTTTTAAGTAGATGTTTAACTTTACCTTTATTAACTGTGTAGGTAAAATCTTTAATTATTTCTATAATTTCAGGATGTGGTTTAAGTTCTTCGATAGTATTAAATTCAAGCATTAAAAAAAGTCCTCCTTCCTAGAAAGAGAACATCTATATATTAAATTGCCTTGCAAGCGATTGACGGTGGGTTCGACTCCCTTACAGACAAAATAAAAACTTACGACACCATATAGGTTCGTAAGTTGTTTTCAAATGGAGCAGGTGATGAGAAACGAATATATTGTTTTTTTTAATGTCATTTAGTGTTAAAAAACCTTATTTTATAAGCATTTAGAGTTAATTGGTGTTAGTTAGTGTTAATCTGTTTCTATAAAAATAGGAGGTAAATAGGAGGTAAAAATTTATGTGTATTATAATAATAAAAAAACTATGGATATAGTTTCTTTTTTTCATATTCTAATTCTTCTAATCTACCTTCCCAATACTTTTTTCTATCACACAATTCATTAAGTTCCCACTCATATCTATTCATTTTTTTCTTAAATATTTTGCAGGGTTTTGTCTCTTTGTGGTTTTCTATAATTTTTTCAAAACTATTAATAGTTTCTTTTGTTCTTTCAATAGCATTATCATAATCTTGTTCTGACATAACTCTTTTTATTATGTTTTCTACCATAACACACCTCCATTCATTATGAATTATATAATTCCACCAAAGTTGTTTCAATATAAATTAAAAACTTTTACAGGTATTAACTTTATTAATTTATATTTATATAATTTATTTGTTAATAACTTTTAAGTTGTTAATTAATATTATAACAAAGAGGTGAAAAAATGTACACATCTATGCAGTTAATTGGTCTTAACACAAAATGGTATCGTTATCAAAATAATATCACACAAGAAAAACTTGCAGAAAAAACCAAATTTAAAGTCGCTTATATAAGTTTATTAGAATGTGGTAGAGCAAACACAACTTGTAGTAATATAGACATTATTGCAAAAGCATTAAATGTTAAACAAAGTGACCTTTTTAACGAAGAAACAGCAAACAAAGCCAAATTACTTCCAAACAGAATAGATAAATATTGCATTAGATAGTTAGCAAACTAACTATTTTTTGTTTTGTTATAGTTTCATTATAACACAAAAAATATGTTTTGCAAGAAAAAAGAGTGCATATATCTACATCTCTTTTACATTCACTATTAATGATAGAATTAAATTAATGGAGAGTGTAACATGAAGAAAAAAGAAAGCCTTATAACTTATGTTGATTATGGTTATATTAAATGTAATCTAGGTGAATTAATGAAAAACAATAATTTAACTACAAGTCAGCTTGTAAAAAGAACTGGGATTCATCACGAAACGATAAAAAGATATATAAATAATACTGCATATAGATATGATTCAGATATACTTGCAAAACTATGTTGTATATTTAATTGTACTATTGATAAAATAATTATCTATAAAGAACCAAAAAGCAAATAGAAAACCTATTTGTTTTACTTTTTACCAATTTATGTTAAATTATACTTGATTTTAAAATAATAATTTGTTATTATAAGCAGTGAATTTAAAGGAACGATACTATCGCTACTTAAATTACTTCACATTTTATTCAATCAATAGGTGGCGAACTCTGTTTTTGTCACCTTTTAATTTTTATAAAATGAAATATTAAAGGAAAGGAAATTTAAAAATATGAGACATATAATTGATGATGATGAAAAATTTTGTGGCAGTATAGAAGAAGATATGTTTTTTCCGGATATACCTAAAAGTAAAACAATTAACGATACATATTATCCAGAAAAAAAATGTGCTTATTCTGATAGAAATGGTAAATGTATATTAGGAAATGATTATAACAAATGTACACATAAAAAAAGTGACAATACTTGTGGTTATACAAACCACGAAGAAAGAATTCCAATCATAAATAGTGGAATAGTAAGAATTTTAAAAAGAGGTTAGAAAGTTAATTCTAAACTCTTTTTAATTGCCCCTTTTTCAATTTATCTAATAGTAATAAGTTTTGCTCTGCACTCCCTCTATAATCAGAAATACCATTTACAGAAGCTAGTTTACTACGATATGAATAAGAACTATCTATATTAATTTGCTTTAAGGCATCAACAATAGAATAACCATTATAATTATGATTAGATAAATATTCAACTTGTTCAGTATTATTTACAATACATTCATCATTTACCCAACCAATATTACCATTTTCAAGCAAATATGGATTTCTTGCACCTTCCACGATTCTTGTAATGATACCTTCTGTAACTAAAGGATTTAATTTTTCATTTGATGTTGATGATATATATACACCATTTATAATTACCTTATCACCTATTTTTCTACTATGAGAATTATTAGAAGTATTACTTGGCAAATCGTTTTCCAAATAATTTGTAGGATCAATTTGAGAATTGTCTTTCATAACCTCAAAATGAAGATGTCCACCAAATGAATAACCAGTATTTCCCATATAACCTAGAACTTGTCCTTTAGATACCTTTTGTCCTACTGATACTTTAACTGTACCATAAGCCAAATGTAAATATCTTGTTTGATAACCATTACCATGTTCTATTTTAACCATATTACCCGGATTATTTCGATTAAATGTATTACCATTTTCACCATTAGTATTTACATTACAATCTTTAATAACTTGAACAACAGTACCATCAGAATGAGCTACTATATTATCTAATGTATAATTTTTTCCTACAATATCAATTCCTTTATGAGATGTACCTTTATATGCTTGTGTAATTTCACATAACCCCTTTTCTAATACTCTTGATTTTCTACTCATTATTATCACTACCCTTCTCTAATTCTGTAATACTTTTTAATCCCAATTTATCTTTCAAATTTTGATAAATTATTTCTGCTCCAGCATAAGTGATAATTCCTACCCAACAAGCCATATAATAGTTAAGAGAACTAAAAGATATGGCAAATAGGAAACCAATTGCAAAACTTACAATGAAACTTACTATTGCAAGAGGTAGCCATTTTCTTACTTTAAAACTATCTTTTATTCTCTGCACTAATTGTGTAGATATAAATGTACTTGCTATTGCTAACCCCAATATTTGAACTATTAATTCTGTATTCATCGCTTACCTACTTTCTAATCAACCAATTCAAATTCATGTACCCTTTCAACCACATCTTCAACAAACGAATTACCTTTTAATTTAAAATAAAGTGTTGAACTATATTTAATAGATTCTAATTGATAATGTGTTATTTGCTTTTTATCTTTACATCTATCATAAATATCTAATATATCATTTCTTAAACTACATTTTGTTGCTTCTATCATCCATAATATAAATTTAATTAATCCAATTAATATTCCACCAACAAATATTAATTGTACCCAATATTCTTTTATAAAATTCATGTTATACAGTCTCCAATTCAGCAACAGTTTTAATATTAGTAAAATCACTTCTTTTCCCAAGAATCCAATCTCTCACTGTATCACTTTTTACTATAATTTCACAATCAGTAGGAATATATGAAAACATACCATTGCTATTTATTAATTTATCAGTGAATTCAAAATTTCTTATATCAAGATATTTCAACTTGTAACAACCACTAAAGATAGAAGTCATTGTAGTCACATTTTGGGTATTCCAATTTCTTAAATCTAAACTTTCTAATGAACTACAATTTTGAAAAAGCCCTCCCATATTAATTACATTATCAGTACACCAACTTGATATATCAATATTTTTCAAATTTTCACAGCTTGAAAAAGCATTTCCCAAATATGTTGCTTTACTCATATCCCATGAACTTATTTCAAGTGTAGTTAATGCAGTAGCACCTTCAAATATATTTGCTATGCTAGTTACTTTACTAGTATTAAAATGTTCTAAATTTAAAGCAGTCAAACTTCTACAATTCCTAAACATGCTTCCTATATAATTAACAGAACTGGTATCCCAACCACTAACATCAATTTCTGATAAATCATAGCAATACCAAAACATACATCCTAATGATACATTTTCACTCGCTGTAAATTTCCAATTTTTTAAATTTAATTTTTTCAATTTTGTACAACTATAAAACATTTCATAACAAGTCTTTACAGATGATACATCCCAATCACTTAAATCAAGTTCAGTTAATTTAGGGCATGAATTAAACATATCACTCATCGATACAACCTTACTTGAATCCCAACCGTTTAAATTTAAACTTGCTAACCTAGAACATTCATTAAATAAAGATGTAAAAGTAGTAATGTTAGATGTATTCCAATGAGATAAATCCAAACTTGTTAAGTATTTACATTTATTAAAAAAGTTATATAATGATGTTAAATTAACTGGATTAAAGTTTTTCACCTCATTATTTAATTCTGTTCCTTCATATCCTTCAAAACCCTTAAAACTTCTAGGTTCATACATAATATTAGCCACTTTAGGAACTAAAGAAGTAAATGTTTCTTCAGAACTAGCTTGTACACCTTTGGAAACAAGATTATCAACTAATAACTGCTTATCAGTTTGTAACTGTTCTAATTGTTTTTCTATAGTAGCCATTATTCAGTTTCCCCCTCTACTGTTGTAAGAGTTTCTAATATAGTACTTATATTACCAACAGTCTCATCTACATATTTTTTATTAACTAAATGTGAATCATCTGTTGGAACAACTGTACTTTTTGGTAATGTCATAAATGTTTTAATGCCAGTAATATTTTGATTAGAACTTATTGTTAAATAATCATATACAGAAACTTCTTGTTTTACAGCCTTATCTACACCATCTTTAACAAATTCAAACCATAATCGCATACCAACAGTTGAATTTCTATACCAACCAACTACAGCATATTTATTTCCACCACTATTAACTAGATATATATAATATGATGACAATCCTTCACCGTTTGTAATATCGCTAGATAATGTTATAATTTTTTTACAATTAGATGTGAATGTATATATACCTGTTTCCGCTTCTCTCATATTAAATATTTCTTCATCACAAACAAACGATTTAAAATTAGAAGCATTATTAAAAATTTCATTAATTGCACCTACCAATTGTTTATTATCTGTTTTTAATTCATCTTTGTTTCCAACTATATCATTAACATATTTCTTATTTACTGGTGAACCATCATACTTTGGTTTATATGGTGTTGTGTAATCTTGAGAAGTATCCAAGTAATCAGTAATTACACCATCGTTATAAGAAGCCCAATTATTTCCTGTGTACTCGTGTGTCTCAAGATCGTAATAAAGTATAACAGCTTTAAACCACATTCTATTTGATGTTGTTCCGGTTGCATTATCGTGAGATTTTTTTGGATATTGGCGAACACTACGATATTTCAATTGACCACTAAATTTATCATCACACAAATAATACAAACCATCATGATCACCACCAACAAATTCAAACAAACTATTAATACCATTAAAATAATCATTTATGAGTTGTTGATATACCTGTTTATCTGATGATAATTTAGTAGAATAAATATTTCCTGTTACATTAGTTTTTGCACTAATAATATTATCTTCAATTTTAATACCATCACCAGCAACATATTGAATAGCACCATCTTTACCCGGTTTTCCATTTATTGCAGGTATATGAAACCATGTTCCATCAGCATTTTTAATTCTTAATAGCGACATTTTTTACCTCCATTCTTCTTAACTAAGTTGTGTTATAATCCATCCTTTAGCTTCTGCTATAGCATAACAATCTTTATAGATGTTATAAGTGGATTTTAAAACCTTTAATGTATATGCCTGTTCTTCTTCTGTAACATCTGCCAAATTTTCACATAATTCTCTCATTGATTCTATACTTAATGACCTTAAACTACATAGATGTAAACTTTGTTTAAAGCCCTTTGGTAAATGTAAATTTTCTAATGAATCCAATCTATTTAATAAATATTCAGAGCATTCTTTTATTTTTGGAAGTGATAGACTTAATAAAGAGTTTGGTGTGGGAGTAGTATAACTCGATTGAGATATAAGTCCTTTTTCAACATACTCTAATTCAGGTAATTCTAATTCTAGTAATCCATGAGGAATGTTAAAATTTGAATGCTCTATTCTCTTTAATTTTGGCATATATAAATACTTACACTCTGTATTTACAAAACAAGCTGTAGATGATGGTATTACTTCTAATTCAGGCAAGTTTATTACTTCTGTTTTTACACCAAACATAAAATACCTACCATTTATTTCTTTAAGACTATCAAAATTCCATGTTTTACATGTAGGGGCAACACCTGCATAATCAGCATTATTAGAAGTTCCATTGCCACTTCCTGCTTTGACTATATGTTTTATAGCAGGATTAGGATCTTGTATTTTACAAAAACCGCAAAGACCACCAAAGTTTCTTGTTGAAATATAATTTTTAAATATTTCTTCATTTATTTTTAAATACTTTACTCCAATGCCCCACCCCTGAATATATGAAGTGTTAGAATTTGAATTATATGTTGCACCATATAGACCTGTGAATGAACCTAAATACAAATATTTTACAGGTGATTTAGAAAATAGATAAGAACTTATTGTATAATATGGTGCAATAATAGTATTTAAAGATAATGATGGATAGGAAGTCTGTATTTTTAAATGTGTAACAAATTCATTCTCAATTGTAAATCTTTTTAAATTTGACCATTTGTCGTATGTACTATTTTCTAAATGTATTTCAGCAGCACTATAACTATTGTCTATATTTTTTTTGCTTTCTTCTGTAAATGGATCAATAAAATGTAAATGTTTAAGTTTAGGAGCTTTATTACTACCAAAAACACCATGACCATATCTTGTTGCTGATACTATAAGTTCTAATACATCTGTATAGTTTGGTCCTGCTTGACTTGCGACATCTGGATTTGTTGGAGATTTATATAAAACAAACCATCTATATTTATTATTAATATCTTTACTTTTATCCCAAGTATGTAAAAATTCTTTATTATCTTGATTCAAATCATATATAGCACCATCAGAAGTTATTATTCTTCCTATAGTATTAGATTGATTAACATCATTAGGTCCTCTTATAAGTCCTATTTCAAAGCTATTTTCAATTCTAGTATCAACACTATAACCACCTTTAAATGTTATATCATCTCGTTCATTATCTAATAGTGCAAACATTGTTGGCGATAATATTTTAATAATTTTTTCTCCGGTAGTAGAACTTTTTATAGTTTCCACCTCTATATCATCAAATGTTTTATATATAGATAATGAATCTATCCAGTCTGTTGGTCTTTTCCAAACTTCCGGATCATCTTCTGGATTATCATAGTATTTAATACCATTTGTTAATGTATAATTAGGTTTAGAGTTAGGTATTGTTATTAGAGTATTACCAATATCATATAAAGAATCATTTTCATTAACTAAATAGTCTTTACCTTTTAGTGTATTTATAATATTTTTTCTACCTGCTTCTATTTTCTCAAAAGTGTTTAATAATTCACTAGCCATTATTTAATCACCCATCCTTTGTTTGTTGCTATTTTTAATTCATCATCAGTCATATAATCAGCCAATGTGCCAAGTGTTAAAGTATAAACTTCATCCTCATTAGTTACATCAGCTAACTTATTTATTAATTCTAAGATATTTAATGTAGGGAGATGTGTTTCAGATATATCTAAACTACTTTTAAAATTTTCTCCAAGTATTAATTCTGTTAGATACTTAGCTGAAGTACCTGTAAAAATCGACTCCAAATCTATTCTTGTGACTTTCGGAAGAATTATGCTTACAATATAAGATGATATAACTGTAGTATTAGTCAATCTTTCAACAGTATCATTATATATAGCTATAGATTGATAAGGTATTAATTCATTTTCTAGGGTATCTTTTTTATAGTAAAATCTATCCATCCCCCAATGTGAATTTACATGTAAATTTTGTTTGTTTTTAATACTTGGCAAACTATTAAATAACTCTAAAGGACCTGTTATCTCATGTTCAAAAGTGTGTAGTCTAGGAGCAGTTATATCGGTAATATATAAATTATTATAATTAGTACTACCAGCTCGTAATTGCAATAGTTCTTCAGCTTTAGGCATATAGGCATATCTACAACACATATAATCATTAGAAGAACCAGAGCCAAATGTTATCTTTTTAGCATTTGGTATTGTTAATTGTATATTACTAAAGTTATAATTAGAATAAATTTGTCCTCTACAAATACATCCATAACCACCATCTATAGTAAGATCACCAGATTTGTCCAACCTTATTTCTCGTACAGCATTAGCACAAGTTGATGGACTATTGCTCGTATTTATAGCAAGATCGGAGTCTAAAAAATGTATTCTATATAAGTTTAAACTGTTGGCATCTCTTTTTGGCACACCCATTGTATTTCTATACTCTGGTTTTGGATTTAATGCAGTTATTTCTAGCAAGCCCTGACCTATAGAATAGTCTGTACTTTTTCCATAATTCCAAGCCGTTTTTTGTTTTGCTAGAATGGAATCATTAGCATATACTATAATATATCTAAGGTTATAACCCAGTCCAGTTTCTATATCTTTAGTAACATCCCAAGTATGTGTAATTGTAGTATCTAAAGAAGTATTAGTGTGTGTCACAAAAGTTCCATCTGACATATAATAAGCATCTCGTATATAAGAGCCACTAGCAGAAGAAGGAACTTTTAAAGCTCTAAGTATAATATCTGTACTAGGTCTCCTAGCTTGTAATAAATATACACAGAACGGTGTGTAACCATCTAGTACTGGAGCATTTAATAATAATTCTTCAGTATTAGTCCATTCTTTTGGTCTAGCCCACATATGTTGTTCCTTTCTAGGATCAATTTCTCCAGGTGCTCTTTTAATATAATCTGCTAATGCATCCAATGTAACATCTTCAGGTGTTGGTATATTAATAGAATTAAGACTATCTATACATTTTCTTCTCCCGCTCTCTATTTTTGCGAATGTTTTTAATAATTCACTAGCCATATTATCTCTCCATTTCTAAATAAAATTTTATTAATGCTTCAGTTTTATCTATTTCTGATTGTTCATAATTGGCTTCATTTATTGGTTTTGGATACTTTAAATAATCGCTTATTCTCATATAATCTTCAATCGTTGGTTTAAGTTGCAAAATTCTTTCAGGAAATTTTTTAACTTGTATAACATCAGTAGTTTCATCCATATATCTTATAGCATTTGCTATATCAGTTAAAGTAGTGTTTTTAATAAGATATTGTGTGTTCATTAAAATACTTCCTTTTCAGCATATACTGCTGTCACATCATCATTGATATCTATCCATACATTTATTGTTGGATCTTCAGGTTCTACTTCACCAATATATACACCACTATTTCCTGTTTCACCTTTTAAGCTAGTAAGCCACTCTATTTCTGATAATGTTCCACCATTTTGTATATACACTTCATAAGCAGACAAGCCACGAGGACCTATTTGTTCTACATCTACTTCTAGTTCTACTATTTCTTCTATATCAATATCTAGTTCTGCAACTTCTTCTATATCTACTGCATAAGTATCTAAATCATCCATCTAATCACTTCCTTTAGTAGGTGCTTCAGGATATAAAATAAATTTCTTTGCACCATCATCATCAAAACCTAGAATAGTTAAATCACCATTATATTCAATTTCATACCAATATTCTTTTTTCTTACTAATCACATCACCTATTGTTGTATCTTCTTTAGTTAATGTTATATATGCAACATTACTATTTTCTGTAACTATAAATTCCTTTTGGAAAATTAAACTATTATATTCTTTTTTATCTACTATAGAGAATTTTAATTTATCACCAATTTCAAAGTTTCCTTTTTTATTTATTAACTTTAAAGTACCTCTATCTCCCCTATTAATTTCTATTTCTCTGTCTTTATTAATTTTCATCTACGACATCACTTCCTTAATTTGTTGTTTTTGTATAATCTGTTATCAAATACATTTTTTGTACAGATAATTGAGAACTCGAATTAACAACATATTGACTACCATTATTCATATAAGTTTTATTAAATAAACAATCCCAATTTGCATACCATCTATCGCTATATTTAAAGTACAATCTAGAATCTATCAATGATTCTAAATTTGTAATTCCTGTGTTATAAATGTTATCTCCATTATTTAAAACCGAATTTAATTCATTCACCTTTCTATATATCTTTTTACCATCTATCCAAGTTCCTATTACTTGTTCGGATGTAGAATATTTTTCTTTAACAATTTCGTTTATATAATTACAACTATAGGTATTTATAGAACTTGTATTATTACTATTCAACACTTCAATATCTTTATAATAAGTACTTTCAGTATCAGTAGATGGTTCGCTACTTAAAGTGATATTTGATGGAACAAAAGATTTATATGAGCCATTATATACATAAGTGAAATCACTATATGAAAATGGTAAATATACATACAATTTACATTCTGTTAATGAAGTATGTAAAATTTTTACTTTAAAATTACTTTTATAATTTTGTGTAAACTTTGTTGTTACACCAATAGGAAAACTTTCGCCAGTCCATCCCTGTTTTAAGAGTATTCGAGCATGTGTGTTTTGGTCAGGACTACCATTTTGTCCTTCCCCGAAATAACAATCGATACAAGCATAAGTTCCCTGTCCATCAAAAGTAAATTTTCCTATTTCTACCCATTTTTTATCTACAATACCCAAATAATAGTAATTAAATTTTGATGACATAAATCTACCATTAGCTTTAACAAGACCATCTTCCCAACTAATAATCGGTTCTCCCTTTGGAATAGTTTTAGTAATAGATGTACTTATCAATTTATCTTCATATAAAACACAAACTTCATAGTTAGTCTGATAATCAAACATTGTTCCTAATGATATATCACTAATGCTGTAATATCTGTTGTTATTAACTTTATAATCTGTATTTATTTCAAATGGTCCTCCATCTTTCCAATCACTATCACCTTTTTTTCTATATTTCCAAGAAAGAGATAAACTATTAGCAACAGCACCAAATGAAGAATCAAAATAATTACCCTGAAAATTAATTTTTATTTCACTACCTGTAGGTGTTGGCCTATAAGCTTCAAAATCAAGTGTTAATGGAACATAGTCAACCATAGTACTTGTCTTTGTTTCAGTAGTATCAAAATCTCTACTATCTATTGCCAATATAGAGAAAGAATTAATAGAAATATTTGAAATAGTATATGGACTATTTCCAAGACTTCCACCATTTAATGTTTTACTTTTTAGTGAAGCACTATTTCTTGTGGTAATCGTATATGTAATTTTTGCATTTGAATAACCTTTAACTAACTTTGAACTATTTCCGGTTAATGCAGTAGTAGTAGGATTACTATCTACAACTGATATAGATATGACTGGTTTACATTTTTCCTTATCACACCTAATAGTTATCTCACCAGTTTTAGATCCAATTAAATTGCCACTACTATCATAGGTGTATAATGTAATACTTCCTGTATTACTAGATTTAGGTGAATAAGGATAGAATGATGTATCTAATGGCAAACTTCCTGTATTTGAAAAGAAACCACTTGAACTAGGATAATAACCAGTCTTACCATTGTATGAATAATATATTCTATGTTTAAAAGTTGTACTAGCAGGAAGTAATGATATAGAAGCAGAACCTTCTATATATCCATCAATATTAGGACATGCTGTTGCTCTAGGAATTGTGGTTAAAGTAATATTGCCACTAGCACTTGCTGAATGAGGATTAAAATCAGATGTTGATAAACTAGAACTAACAGATATTGATTTTGTCCCATCAGCACTATGCTCTACATAAAATGTTTCAGATTGAATACAAAACCAGCCACCACCTGCAATATGATTAGCACCATAATTCCAAGTTCTTGATGTTGTTCTTGAATCACCATTACAAGTAATATTAATAGAAGCAGTACCACCAAATGATTGTGTTGATTGTCCTGATGGTCTCCCCAAATAACTTTCAACAACAATTTTAGATTTATTAGTAGTAATATAGTCATCATCAAAATATTCATATACTATATGTTTCCAAGTCCATAATGAACTATTTGTACTACCTGTCATTGTTTTTGTTTGTTTTAATGTACTCATAGTATAAATATTCCACCCCCATTTCCATAATTTTCAATTCTTGAATTATTACCTATAACAAGATATTTTCTAACTGTTAAGTTTTCTGTTCTAACAATTGTCTGATTCAGTTCTTCATCATATCCTGCAAATAACAATTCTTCACCAGTAGTAGTACTATTAACTTCAATACCTTTTTCATTAATAGTAGAACTTGTAGGGGCATTAGTTTTTTCATAGTGCATACCATCTTCATCAAAAGTACCACTTATAGTCATTACTTTAGTTACAGAACCATCAGTAAGTTTTGTATTAATTTCAGTTTTGGTATATGTATCTGTTTGTAATTGCTTAACAGAATTTTCAATAGTTACCAATTCACTTTCTGGAACATATCCTTCAAATTTTTTATTAATTTCTTGCATATTGTTGTCAATATTTACTTCTAATGCTCCAATAGATTCTGTAGTAGCAGATATTTCAGCACTAGCCTTATTAACAATAATTTCTGCATTCTTAATTCTTTCCTTAATAGATGACTTATTATTTTTAATTGATGTTTCTGCCATAGTTAATAATGGAGATTCAATTTCATCATAGAAAGTACCATTAAATTTAAATGTATGTTTTAGTATGTATGTATCAAAATATGTACCATCTGATTTTTGTATAGAAATTTTATTTCCACATTTTAAATATGGTTTACCAAAGTATGATGTAATTTTACAAGCTATATATTTAAAACCTTTTATTCTATTCCAAATACCATCAATAGCTAATTGTTTTAATTCTTCTGTGTAAAGAAATCTATTATCAGCAATAACAACTTGTGTCTCACCATTAATTTCAATACTATCTGTATCTTCTTTAGTTACATTTTCTCCCTCGATTTGACTATATTTAAGAACAAGAGAATTAACCTCACCATATTCACCTAGTATTTCTAATGAGCTATATTGACTTTTATCTATTGTTTCTGATATATCTGTATCAAACCATTTTAGATATAGTGTTTTATTTTCTATGACACCAAAACTACAAGCACATTCTAAAATATCTGACAACACTTCCCTATTGGTATCATTATTTTGAAATTGATTATCTAATACAGGTAATGTATCATTAATAAATGATGTTGTTCCTAAAGTCCAACCAAGTGAATTACATAAATCTAATAAAACATCTTTTAATGTAATGCTTGTCCAATCAATAATTCCACACATATATTTATCATTTAATTTATTTAATTCATCAAATGCTTTTATCTCAGTTTTCTTTGTAGTGTTTAGATATTTTCTATCATTTACTTTATAATTTCCTAAACTATAATATTCATTAGAATTATCTTCATATTTGATACCAACAAATGCTTCCAAATCATCACTACTATTAATTTCACCTAAAAAGGATGTATTAATTATTTTTGAATTACAAGAACCAATTAAAGTACCATTTGTATATATAGTTTCTTCATTTCTAATTTCGGATAAGACATCAACATTAGAAACAATAGTATCATCTGAAAATTTAATATAACCTAATTTATTTTTATATGTTCTTTCCCTACATTTTTGTTTGAAATTATCTGTCATGATCTACCTATAATTCAATTAATGCAATAGTTATTGGTTTATATAATTTCTTTTCCAAATCCCATTGCATACTTACTTTTCTATCGCCACGATACATATTCGCTTCGTAATAATCACCAATATATGGATTAAAGAATTTTACTGTCATTGTAGGGTTTGTTTTTATATGAGAGAAGAAGTTTAACAGTTCTTCTTCACTCATATAATTTGTAGTTAAGTCTAATCTATATTTATCATTTACAACATTAAGTATCATATCTCCATTAGCATTAGTAACATCTCTACCACTATTTTTAGAAACATCATACCAACCAACATCATAACCTGATAAATTTTCTAATAAGGAATTGTTTATATATACTAAATTCATTCTTTCACCACCTAGTAAACATCAAAAGGCAGTTCACCAGTTCTTATTTGATAATCTTTAATGCCTTCTACAACTTTTGTAACAATCCCTTCATCTTGTCTTATATCTAAAACAACTTTATTACTAGAACCTGCTAATGCTATATTCATACCTTCCATTACAGCCCTTTTAATACCTTCTGTAATTTGTTCGTTATTTGCTACTGCTGTTTTACCATTATTAAATTGACCTACCAATTCGTTATGATTTGCATAGAACAGTCCATCTTCCGGAAATCCACCATTAGCAAATCTAGGTATAGATATATATGGCATAGATGTATAATACAATTTATTATCACTACCAACTCTAATACCATTCATAGATGTTGACATTTTAGATAACAAAGTATTTATTCCACTTCTAAATTTATTTGCAAAGTTTTCTAACTTACTTAATATGCTATTAAAAGAACTTTCAACATTACTAGATATACTGATAGAAAATTTAGTTTCAGAAAATTTATTTTTTATCTTATTAAGCATATTTTCAATAGTAGTAGTAAGTTCTTTTTCTTTACTTTTAATACCTTCAATAAATCCTGATATTGTATATCCACCAAGTTCAAAAAACTTCCTAGAAGGAGACCTGATTTCCAGACAATTTTGTGTTTCTTCAATTGCTTTTTGTCCTATTTCATAACCACCAGCACCATTAGTTTTCAATTCATATTCAACACCAAATCTATAACCATCAACAACATTTTCACCATTCATAACAGCTTGGTCTCTTATCTTTTGTTGCTTTTGATAATCATTTAAACTATTGAACACAGCCTCATTAAATTCATTACCTGCTTCAATACCATATTTATTAAACTTATCATTTAAAGTATTTAAATATGATGATTCATTATTAATAATATCTTGTATCATAGAATCAAACATTTCTTTACCGAAACCAGTCATATCAACATCTTTTAATTCATTTAAATCTGTTTCAATAGTTTTTATAGTTTCATTAAATTCTTTAGATGTATGAGCCCCATCTGCAACCAAATCAGCATATACAGCAGACAAAAATCCTTTATATGAACTTTGTATTCCCTCAATAGTTCTATTAATCTCGTTAATAGCTTCTATCTTGCTTGTTGAATATTGCACTACTTGTGATTGATATAGTTCATACATACCCTGTTCTGTTTCTGTAAGAGGTCTTTTCATTTTTATTTCTTCAAATTTTTCTATCATCTCATTGGCATTTTCTATCATCGGATCCCAATAAGAACTTACATTATCTTTTTCACTTTCTAATGTATCAATAGTATTATTAAATTCTGTACTAACATCACTAATACTATTTTTTAATTTATCTGGACTACTATAATCAATTTCTCCAAGTTTTTTATTAAAGTTATCAATAGCATATTCAGAATTAACACCTGCTTCACTAATTTTTCCAAATTCAACATTTAATTCATATAATGCTTGTTGATATTCACTCGCACTAATTTCACCAGAATAATATTGTTCTACTATTCTTTTGTTTCTATCTATATAATTTAATTCATACCCCTGTTCTGCCAACATTAGAGCTTGTATATTAGATATTTGTTTTGCTGTAGCACCAGAAGATTCAGCAGTAGTACTTTGATATGCTTTTATCATTCCAGTAGCATAAGCAATAGAGGCTTGTGTTGCACTTTCAGTAGCATTTTTTAAATTATCATACTTACTGGCAAGTTCATCTAATTGACTTTGTGATACTGCTTCACCCTGCAAGTCTAAACTTGCTTGAAAGCTTTCAATTTCTTCTCTCGCTAAATTAACACTATTTTTTGTTTCTAAATATTTTGTCTTTAAATCATTTAAAGCACCAGTATATTTAGTAGCAGAATTAAACATTTCTGTATAGTGACTTACTAATGAAGAAATACTAATTCCCTGTTCATCAAATACTCTATTATGTACTTTTATTTCATTCACTTTTTCTATATATCCACCTAATGCAGATACAACAGCAATCACACCACCTGCAACAGCACCAATAGTGGTACCAAGAGGACCAAATGTAGAACCAAGTATAGCTCCACTCGCAACAGCACTACCCATAGATAGTACTAATTGTCCAAATGCTGAACCTGTATTTTCTGTTCCTTCTGCCAAGTCTTTTCCAGCATCATAAGCTAATATACTAGATGTAACTAAACCAGCTAATCCAAGTGAAACTTTAGTTAATACACCTAATTGTGAAAACCATGCAGAAGTACCTTTTGTAATTCCTTTTAACAAATCACCATTTGCTACTTTTGTATATGTTTTCATATATTCTATAATTTTCTTTAGATTTTTTATTAGTCCACTTGTACCTAAAACTTTACCTAGTTTTGATACACCAGTTACTAAACTCAATACAGATTTAACTAATTTAAATCCAACTATAGTAGCAAGTATTCCACCTATTAATTTAAGATTGGAATATCCATTACCCAATTTAAAACTAATTTCTTTAGTAAGGGGGTCAATTTCTTTTGTAAAACCAAGCCATTCCATAATTCTATCTCTTATTTCAGTGGCTTTCATTCTCACTTTTTCCATACCATTATCATAGCCTTCTATGGCATCTAATAATCTCGGATCTATTAATCCTGTATCATTACCACTATCTGTATCAGTTTTTTCATTTATATTATTAATTTGGTCAAAACCTAATAATTCTCTTTTTAATTTCTTTACTGAATCAGTAGTATCATCAACAGAATCTTCAACATCACTAAAATAATCTCCTGTGTCTGCAATTCCTGTATTATAATCACTAATTTCAATTCCTAACATTGCACCAATAGACCTAGCAACTTCTTTAATTACCATTATTAGTGCATTAGCATAAGGAAGAACTTTTGCAAATGTATCTATAAATAATGCAGACAACCATTTTTGACATTCCACTAATTGATTTTTAAAAACTCTTAACTGGTTAGAAGGTGCCTCAATCGTATTTGACATATCGCCATGTGCTATACTTGACTGTCTTAATAAAGCAATATAACGAAGAATTTGTTTTTCAACTTGTGTTAATTGCTTAACTGTTTTTTCAATACCAAGTTCATCTAATATTGGTTGTAAACTTTGCTGTGTTATATCCATACCAAAACTTCTAACTGGTTTAGTTTGTCCAACTAATCCTGCTCGTAAAGCTTCAGCGACAGTATCTTGGCTTTTATTATATAGAGATGAAATATCATAAACCATTTTGGTCATATTTTCACTAATCAAATAAGCATATTCTTCTGTAAGCCCCATTGATTCAGTCATTGCCTCAAATAAAGATTGATATTTTAATTGGTCTGTAACATTATTACCAAATGATTCAGCCATAATATTTTGAAACTTTGTTGCCTTTGATATAGAACCATCTAATACAACATTAAATAGATTTAAGTTTTCTGTGTAATCATTTATATAATCAACACCAGTCATAAATAAATCAAATAATTTTTTAGCAGTATGATATGCTGTAGCAAAATTAAATGCTTTAGAAAGTTTTTTTCCAGCTTTAGAAAACTTATCAGTAGCATCAGCACCTTCTTCTAATTTATCAGCAAGTTCTTCTACCTTTTCTATTGCTTGATTTAGTTTTGCCACTAATTCTATACTAAGTTCGTTTTGCATTTTTATCACCTCCAAATACTTTTTGAACCTGCATTACTCTATTTCTTAAACTCATTTCTAATTGACTATTTTGCTTTGGTTCATTATTTGAAGTGTTAAGGTTATAAGGCATTTCTCTATATGATATTTTTTTCTTACTGAAAGCATTTGATAGAGCAACCGATACAGCTTCATATATATACATACCCTGTAACCACATATTTGTATTTTTTAAATCTTGTTCTCTTTCCTTCCTATTTAAATAAGAAAAACGATATGCCCAGAACAAGTCTGGGGATTCTTCCCAAAACTCTTTTACTGACATACCGTATTCTATAGCATAAGGTAACAAGTCTTTAAAATAATCAGTTAAATTGTTATATTGATTTTTTTCTTTATTATCTATGCCCTTACTATCTTTGCTTTCTTTGTAGCAGTATCGGTTTGGGCATTGACAAAATTTGAATATTCTTCTGCAAGAAATTCTATAACTTCATTGACATCTCCACCCTCTGCACGATAAGTTTCTAATAATTTGACTGATAGGTTTTGATTTACTTCTTTATAGTTTGGAATGAAACCAGCAAACCATAATAACTCTGTCATAGTAACAGGCTTATTTACAAATGCTTGGATATTAAATCCTTTATTTTCAATTACTTTTACTGCTTCTCTATTAAGACATAAATCATAGTCCTTATCAGCAATATTAATAGTACATATATTCATTTTTAATTCCTACCTTTCCTAACTATGCTAACAATGTTTGAACTTCTGTTGCTGTTTTTTCTGCTGGTGCAACACTTGGTACTGTATGAAGTGTAGCTTCTACTACTGAACCTACAGATATTTCATTGATCCAAGTTTGAGCTTGTCCTGTGTATGTGAAACCGGAACCATCTTGGAACTTAACTAAAAATTCGTGTTCTGCACCATCACAATATACTTTTACAGCAGTCATATTTTCTTCAGTATAGTTATATGTATAATCCATATCACCAGTATCTGGTCTATCAGGAATATAAGTTTTTTTAGGACTTTTTAATGTTGTTGTTTCTAATGTTCCACCAGCTTGTCCTGTCGCTGGAACACTTTTTATTTCAATAAGTTCTTCAAATTTACTAGAACTATTTTTGACATAAAGTGATACACCAACATCACTTTGTGCTGTTATATTCATTAAAATCACCTCTCAATTATGGATAAAGTATTAGTTTATCTTTATATTTAGTATCAACATGACAATTTATCTGAACTATATTTCTTATTACAGATGTATCAATATTAGATACATTTTTTGATACCTTTATTTTTACTTTATATTTTTCATAGAAATATTTTTCTATCAAAGAAGTAAGTTCATTAGCAATAGTCATTGCAGAGACATTACTTTTTTGCATAGCATATATATTTATTTCTAAAGCGAATGTATGTATTTCATCAGTATATTTTAATGTTGTATATTCAAATGTTCTTGGAAGCTCATTGACTATAACAATAGGAAATAATTTTTCTTCTGGTTCTCTTTTGAAGATATAAGGCGAATATATAGAATTACTAACTAAATATTCTTTTATTTCTTTGAAGAAGGAATCATATAATTTCTGAATACTTTCTAACATTAATACATATCTCCAATTAATCTTTTAATAGTAATAGATATAGTTTTAGGTAATTCTAATTGTATTTCTAACAGAGCATTATAAAACATGTGTTTTGATTCAATACCATGTGTAATACCTTTATACTGATGTTCTTTATTTTCAAAAAACCATCCTTTATCACCTTTGCCACTTTGATTAACTTTATAATTAAAGGCATTAGCCCAACTATCTTGTGTACCCATAATTCCAGTACCAAATTCATTAAATTGAATTACAATATCATCAGTCCATACTTTACCAGTATTGGTATTTTTATCATATTCCCAATAGATATTACTATCGTGAATAGTTATGTTATTGTCTTTACAATTTTCTATAATTTTGTAATAAAGTTTTTTAGTAGCTTTTTCTATATCATTTTCAATATTACTTTTAAGATTTTTACCAAATAATTTAAGTTTTTTAGATGCCTTCTGTAAACTCTGTTTGTTCAGACTTACTGTTATCGGCATTTTCTTGAACCTTCTTTTTTTTCTTATTATTTTCTTCTACTAACTTCCAACCAGAATTAACATATAACTCTCTATCCTTTTCAGAATAAACAACCATAGTAATTCTTCCATTAATCAACTTATACATAGAAACACCTACTTCCCTGTCAATCTTTCAAAATAAATAATTATTACCTTATTTTGATTTCTTGGTGGATAAAGTCTATAATTAGCATTATCACCAAAATTACTTTCTCCCATAGGAGATATATCATCCAAGTATGCAACATCATTTTCTTTAAAATAATGTTTGTACTTTATAGGAATAACTGCTTTTTGAATCATACTTGCTTTTTCACCAAATTCCATTAAATCAATTTCAGAACTAATAGGTTGAACATTAAATTCATACATTTTAGGTTCTGAATATTTAATTATTTGATTGCCTTCATCATCAAAAGTAATTCCTATTTTACTTGCTATATATATTCTCTTTTTCCAACTTCTCATCGTGGAACATCTGCCTTTGGTGGACTTAATTCATTGATTAAGTCTTGTGAAACTAATTCTTTTGACTTTGTATAAGATAAACCATTTTCTGAATACGATAAAAATCTACTATCAGGATCGATTAAGTTATACAACTCTATTGCACATCTAACTTGCCAATCTTCCATTATTCTTTTAGGAAGTTCAGTTATTTCTTTATTTAAAGGATAGAGAGTATCTAAAGCAATATATTTAGCTTGTTTCAGTTTTATCTTGAAGATATTATCTTGACTTTTATCATTAACATCATTAAGAATTTCCATTCTCATTTCCATTAATTGCTGGTCTAGTAATTCTTCTTCAAACTCTGTATATTCATATTCTAATTTAGCCATTAGACACCCTCCTTCCTAACTATCCTCTTGTTTTGATTTGTACTATTGGGATTGATTTATGATTAAAGTATTTCTTATTTGTACTTGTTTTACCATTGTGTACTATTTCCCAGTTTGTTCCTGTAGATAATTGTTCTGCCGTAGGAGATATGATAGATGTAGCACCTTTCCAAGAAATTCCTTTTGGTGCGAATAGTTTTCTTTGTCTTGTGTATAGAGTGTCTTGTCCACCATTTTTAGCTGGATCTCTATCCATTTCATAAGGTACTTTAGCACCACAATTACAATAATCAAATGCACCTTCACCAAGAGCATAAGTAGTGTATGCAGTATAACCATCACCTGCACCATCTGTGCTTTCTGCTACTTCTTCAATAGGCATTGAATCATCAATTAAAACTACTCTACCATTTAATGTTCCTAATGCTAAATCTCTAGTGATACCATCTTTATCTGTGTATTTTAGATATTCAAGTAATCTTAAATTTTCAAGATTTGTTGCAACATCAGAGTGCATTATTAATACTCTGATTATTCCTTTATTTTGTCCTAATGCTCTGTTACAAGCAGTATTTAATGTTGTAGGTGCAAATGTGTTATTTGTTTCTTCACCAGTTATATCGTAAGAGTGTTTTGCAAAACCTTCATCACTCATAGCAAAGATACCTTTTAATATTGCTATTAATGTATCTTGGTCAACATTTTCAAAATATTTTGAAACTTGTACTGCAACATTATCCATAAAATCAACACCAGTAAGTTCAAATGAGAAATCCTTTTCTACCCAAGCTTTTGCTCTACCTGTTACAATCATTGTTTGACTGAATGTATCAGTAGAAGTAGCAGTAATATCTGTTGAACCATCATAGTTCAATACATCACCATCTAGTAAGCCTTTCATAGGAATAGTTATTCTGTTACCACCAGTTTGTTCATCTAGCATTGTAAGTAAATCTTGTCTGCTTCTTAACACACCAGATTTTAGTAATTCATTTCTTTTTAAATCAGGAACTCTTTCTACATATTTTCCAAATACTTCACCATTAAATATTTTGCTATCAAACATGTATAATCACCTCTATTTTTTATTTGCTGTATTCGTTATATAACTCTGGACTTTCTTTCATAAAATTCATCATTTGAGAATAAGTCATTTTATCAAATTCATCTTTCGTTACAACTTTATCCCCATCACCAACTTGTGGATTTGGAGTATTTTTAAGCAAATTAGATGTTGTTTCTTGTTCTACTTTTTCCTTTTGTTTTGCTAGTATATTTACAAAATTATTTGCTTTATTTACTGAATTATCAGCAGTATCAGAAATTAAGTTATTTACAAGTGTTTTATATTCTTCTTCACCATAAGTTTCAGAATTAACACCATTTTTACTTAATACTCTTTCAACAGCAATTTCGCTTAATTGTCTAGCAACTGCTTTTTTATCTTCCTCTAATTTTAATAACTCTGCTTTGGTCTTTTCTTCATCGGTCATATTCTTTACCTTAAAATCATTAAATTGTGTTTCTAATATAGACTTTTCACTTTCTAAAGATTTTGCTCTATCAGACATTTTGTTAAATTGGTCTTTTGGTACTGTTTGCATAGAAATTTCTTTTGCAAGTTCATCTACTAATTCAGATGTATCTTCAATACCCCTAGCCTTTAAAATATCCTCAATTTTTGTTTTGTTCATTTATAACCTCTTTCCCACTCTCCGAGTTTATAGTCATTCAGAGGACTAACGAGTGTCATACTTTTATGCTCGTGTATGTTTGAGCAAATTATTAATTGGCAGGTCAACTAGGACTTGAACCTAGATATTTAGTTTTGGAGACTAATATGTTACCTTTACATCATCAACCTATAGAAGTGATAATTATTTATCATCACTTTCATTATTTTTATTATTTTCATCAAATACTTGTTTATCATTAATAAGTTCTTTTCCACCCTGCCACCAACTATCACCATAGAATTTTTTGCTTTCATCACACACAGCAGTAGGATCTGAAAATAGCCCAACAACACTTAATGCTGTTTGTGGTGATATTTGTGCAGATTTTAGGTTTGTTAATGATTGTGTCTTAACAAGTAAATTATCTGATTTATTTCTTTCAAACTTGCTTTCAATATCTTCTACTTCAAGTTTGTTTATATTGCATTTTGGATCTTTCTTACAAATTCGTAATGCTATATCTAATATTTGATTTTCCCCTAATTTAAATGAAGTTTCATCTTGGTCTGCTCTTAAATCAGCGATAGTCCAACCTTCACCTAATCTTCTTGCTTCCCCAGTGTCTCCACCACTAGAATTTTCTTTCATTCTAGGTAATCCTAATATGAATAACATACTTGCATATAATCTTTCATATAAGACTTGTGTACCCTCATGTGAAAAATCATTTATTAATAATTTCACATCTGCTTGTCTTGAAGCATCAGGAGATGTAACTTTTATTGCACCTAATTTAATAAGTTCCTGAAATGTTTCTTTATCTATATCTTGATTAATAAAAACCAATAATGCTTCTATTTGTTGTTCTATTCCATCTAAATCATTTGATGATATTCTATTAAGAGCATTTAATATAGATAAACCAATTTCAATAAGTCCTATTCTTGTTTTATTTAGTCTATATTCAACAATAGGAATAGAACCAAGTATATGTTGTTTTGGTTCTCCTATGCTGATAACAACAGAACCAGTAAACTCAAAATCATAGTATTCTTTTTCTGTATATACACTACCTTTATAGAACCATCTGCCATCTTTCTTATAGGCATAATAAGTAACTGCCAATAATGGTGCATTACCTATTGCTCTTTCATAAACAACAAATGTATTTTTAGAATCTAAATTATGTATCGTGAATGGAGACTTAAAATTCTCTTTTTTATTTGGAAGGCATATTCTATGACCTATACCAGATATATATAAACTTTCTGCTAAATCACTATCTAATGTTTGCTTATTATTAACAGACATATATTTATTTAAAGAAGATATTTCTTCTGTTGATATTTCACCTAATTGAACATATTTAATAGGTTTACCGAAGATATAACTTTTCTTAAATTCAACAATACCAAAAGCAGAGTTTTCAACAACTATGTTGTTTATTTCTGGTCTTACTATATTTGTCTTATAAAGTATGGGTTGAATACCCTTAACATACTTTTCCAAATAATCAATTTCACTTCTATTAAATAAATGGATAGGAAATACTTCGTTTAGAATTTCAGTAATCGTTTTTTTATTTAGCTCATCTTGTGTATATGATGAATAAATTATTTTTCTACCATAACTATAATTTTCATAATTATTTTTTTTGTTTTGATTACTATTTTCCACTATCTCACCTACCCATTCTAATCATTTAAAATAAAAAATAGGAACACAACACCTTTCGGTAGTTATGCTCCTTCCCAAAGCAGGAACTAAAAGGGGGATTGCCTTTAAGTTCATACTAACATTAACATTAATTTAAATAATCGTAAAATATTTTTGTTCGGTTTTAAGGCAAAATAAAAAAAGACATTGTGTCTTTTTAATTATTTTTATAATAATCTATTACATTATGAATACCAGCACCTAAAAATACTAAACCCAATAGTAGTACAACTATTCCTGCTGGAGCAACATCTGATGGAGCAGAAACAAATATATATATTGCCAATGCAACCATTCCTATCCCTACTAATAATCCACTCCATGAAATTCCACCATCTGTTGCACTACCTTTTTCAACAGTCATCCTTGCCATAATTTTACCTCCTACTTTTTTTCATCATATTTATACTTAAATTATAACATAAAAAAAGAAAATAGAATATAAATCATTTATATTCTATTTTATAAATTATCTTCTTCTTACTTTTGTTTTAGCTTTTAAGTCTTTTTCAACTTCCATTATACATTGTGCATTTGATAAATAAGCTACATTACTTAATTCTTCTTCAGATATTGCAAACAATCTATTAACCATAATGTCATGATAATTATCTAATAAATTACCATCCTCATCAATATGATCGTGTGAATGTCCTTTTTCTGAATCAGATTCTACATATACATCGTATGTTCCATCTTTTCTTTCTCTAACAGTATAATCAGATTGACCATATGTTCCAGATTTACCATATGTATAATTTCCATCTTTTCCTTCTTTTGGTGCATCTTCTTCTTTAGATTCTTTTGCATCAAATATTGAACCAAACCACTTCATTATTTTGCCCCCTTCCTAAGATAAATTTCTCTATTATAAATACCTACTAGAGTATTATCTTTAATGTAAAAATCATAATCCGGACCAAAATTAGGCACACTTTCTTCATCGATATAAAACATTTCAATATCTGTAAATCCCAATTCTGGCAATTCAGAAATTGCATCAACTAACATTTTCTTTTCTTCTTCGCTTATAGAATTAATATCAAATTTAATAATCTTATTTTCTATAAATTCTATAATTGGCAACTCAATAGTCTTTACTTCACGAGTATGTGAATTTTCTACATCTACATATGCTTTCATTATCCATCTCCTTCTACCATCATTTTATAATTTAATTTTTCTATTGTCAATATTTTCATTTATATATATATTAACACTCTTTTAATTTTCTTCTAATTTTATGTATTTCTTGAGAAGTTAATTTTAATCCCATATCAATTCTCAAATCTTCATTACAATTAAGTATTTCCATTTCTTCTATTTTTCTAATTATATTTAATAAATATTCCATATCAAACTTTTTATCAAAAAACACTTGGTAAGGATATATAATTTGTTGTCCTTCAATACTATAATCAGAAATTGTTTTAGTTAAATACTCGTTTGTTATCAAATTAACAATATTTAACCTATCAATTTCATTTGCAACTTGTAATATACTTTTAAGAGATTTTAATTCTGCTTGTCTTTCTATTGGATTAGTATAATACAATATACCTTTATATATTCCATTTGCCTTTAAATATTTTTCGTGTATGTTCGCTACACTTAATATATCGTTTTCAATATTATATATTCCACTATTAATTTTTCTTTCTTGTAACACATGTTCGATTTCATGTGCTATTATTTTAACAATATATAAATTAATCATCATTATTTTATCTTCATATGTATCTGTATATTTACATTGTTTGCTTTCTAAACCTAAAGCATATATCATTTTGCAAAAATTAATATATATTGTTTTTGTATCTGGAGAATAATAAGCTAATGAATTATTTTTAAAATTAGAAATAACAACATTTTTTACATATTTGTCTAACCTATATTCATCAGAAAAGAACTCAAAATATTTTTCTATTGATTTTTCATCAGCAATATGTCCACTACTAGACAAATCATAAACTAATCTAGTTATTTGTTCCATATAAATACTCCATTCATTACATCGTGATTATTATTCATAGGGGCTATTTTTCTTGATACATATTATATATATAAGGTTTATGTTTGTCAACAATAAATTAAACAAATTCATTAATTTTTACTATTAAATAGCAAAAAAACACCGTTCAGTACCGTTCAACAGTGTTCATTTTTTAAATACATATATAAATTGTAATTTGTTATTCACAAGTTCCATTATTGTTTTCAAAATATTCAATTATATTATTTGAAGTTTTTTCTATATCTCCAAAATCAATATAATTATTTTTTAATTCTTTTTGAAGTTCCTTTGAACAATTTGAACAATTAAAATAACCATCACTACCA